CGTTGCCATGAAGGGCAAAACCAAAGGCGCGATGGTTAAGATGGCCCGTGGCGGCAAAACTTGCTAAGGATCGAGTCATGAAAAAACTTAAATTCAATGAAGGTGGCGATATTGGAAACCGCATTATGGAAATGCGTGATGAAAAAATGCGCAAAGCTGCCGAAAAAGAATACGACAAAGCCATGCCGGAAGCTGATGAAACTTTTGGTACTTTAAAAAACATGGCATCCCGTGCAAAAACAGCAGCATCAGAGGCAGTAGATTCGGATGAAGCAAAGAAATTCAAAAAAGCTTTGGAAGTAATGTCTGCTGCAAGCCCAAATTTGGGCGCAATGCGAGATGCTGGGCGTTATGCCAAAAAAGGCGTCGAGAAGCTTATGCGAGAAGGCAAAAACAGAAGTCGCAATACCGGAGAAACATCCAATCCAATGGGTGATTCTTACAAAAAAGGCGGCGCTGTTTCTGCTTCTCGACGTGCCGATGGTTGCGCCACAAAAGGCAAGACCAAAGGCACAATGGTTAAGATGTCTATGGGCGGCAAGGCCTGCTAAGGAGTAATCATGGGACGCCTCAACAAACCAGCAAGAGACGGTTATACGTACCGTTCTCCCGGCCAAACAAACGCAAGAGACATTACGCCCAATCTGCGTGAAAATGTTGCGGCATCCCAAAAGGCTGATATTGATCGCATTAAACGCGGTTTAGATACTTCTGAGACTAGACCGCAAAACCGCTCTCAAGTACAAAACGCAGCAGGCAGAGCTGTTACTCGTTCTGGCGGTCGTGCTGGACTTGCATCTCTTGCGCTTGAAGCTGGTCTTGAGGCGGGGAAAAAACTTGAAGAACAAACTGGTTTAGGGAAAAAGTTTGTTGATAAGTCTGGTCTTGGCGATGCCGTTGAGAAGGCAATCAAAAGACGCGACAAGGTTGAATTGTCCAAGGACTCTAAAGAGCGCCTTGAAGACATGGACACCGACAGAATCATGCGCGAAGTTGATTCCGAGCGCAAGGCTCGCAGGTACGCAGAGAAAGATGAGCCTACCGAATATCGCGGCGACGACGAGTACAAAAAAGGCGGCGCAGTTCGTGGTTGGGGTATTGCACGAGGCGCTCGCAAAGCGAAAATGCGATGATAGCCAGTCGCGGTATGGGAGCCATCGCCTCCTCAAAGATGCCCAAAGGCGTGAAAAAAGCGCGCCGGGATGACACCGACTTCACCCAGTACGCCGCTGGCGGAAAGGTGGGGTTGTACGCTAACATCAACGCCAAACGTGCGCGTGGTGAGAAGATGCGTAAGCCTGGCCAAAAGGGTGCACCAACGGCGCAGGATTTCATCGAATCCGCCAAGACAGCAAAGAAGTAAACCATGACCACTACCGGCTCCACCCTCTTTAATCTGGACTTCACGGAAATTGCCGAAGAAGCATGGGAGCGTGCGGGCCGGGAAATGCGCTCGGGATACGATTTGCGTACAGCGCGTCGCTCGATGAACCTAATGACCATCGAGTGGCAGAGCAAGGGCATCAACATGTGGACGATGGAGCAGGGGATCATTAACCTGACCCCCGGCCTGTCTACATACGCACTGCCGACCGACACCATTGACTTGCTTGAGCACGTCATCCGGACAGGTCAAAACACCGCATCCACCCAGGCTGATCTAACCATCAGCCGGATCAGTGTTTCTACATACGCAACTATCCCCAACAAACTTCAGCAGGCTCGCCCAATCCAAGTTTGGATTCAGCGGTTATCCGGCGAGGTGAACCCGACTTCGGCGACTCTCAATGGGTCTATCAACGCCACCGACACAACCATTACGCTGAGCTCAGTGGTTGGGCTTGCTGGGTCTGGCTTCATTCGCCTTGGCTCGGAAGACATCTACTACACCTACGTCACTGGCAATGTGCTTGGCGGCGTATTCCGTGGGCAGAACAACACCACAGCCGTGTCTCACACAACCGGCACCGCTGTGTTTGTGCCCCAGCTTCCAGCGGTAACCGTCTGGCCAACGCCCGACAACTCCACTCCCTACCAGTTTGTGTATTGGAGACTGCGCCGGGTGCAGGACGCCGGGAATGGTATTGAGACCGCCGACATGAATTTCCGCTTCTTGCCCGCTTTGGTTGCTGGCTTGGCGTACCACATCTCCATCAAAGTGCCGGAGCTGATGCCCCGCATCCAGATGCTGAAGCAAATTTACGACGAGACTTTTGAAGTCGCTGCCGGAGAGGATCGCGAAAAAGCTGCTGTGCGGTTTGTTCCTCGGCAGATGTTTATCGGAAGCGGCGGAGGCTACTGATGGGTAATCGCTTCGCATCCGGCAAAAAAGCGATTGCGGAGTGTGATCGCTGCGGACAACAATACAAGCTCAAGCAGTTGCGCACTGAGATCATCAAGCAGCGCAAGTACGAGCTGCTGGTGTGCCCGGAATGCTGGGACCCAGATCAGCCGCAACTGATGCTTGGCACATTTCCTGTAGACGACCCGCAGGCTCTGCGCAATCCACGCAGGGATACAACGTATGTCACTTCTGGCGTAAACTCAAACGGCAATCTGTCGGGCGGCTCAAGAGACATTCAGTGGGGCTGGGCACCTGTTGGTGGGTCCAGTAATTTTGATGCGGGACTCACGCCAAACTACTTGGTGGCGACCGCGTTTGTTGGTACAGTCACTATATCTTGAAGGAAAACATCATGGCATTCACACGATCAGCAGATGGCATTGCTAAAAAAGGCAAAACCGAGGGCAAAAACCTTGGTGATAGCGGTCCTATCGTTAAAGAGTTGATGGGTGGCAAACCCAGCAAGAGCGGAGGCGGCAAGACCAACGCGGACATGAAGTCCATGGGTCGTGGTCTGGCTAAAATTGCAGCACAAAAGCGAGGCTAATATGGCAACCTTCAGCAAGAAAATGATGGGCAAAGAAGTTGGCGATGCCAAAGTCTATGCCAAGCCGCACACAATGGACGGCAAGCCTGGCACTGGTGCAAAGGTCATGCAAGACCCCAACACTTTGGCTGCAAACAAGATGACCCGCTACACCGCTACTCCGCGTGTGAGCGACGGTGATCCCGGCGCAAACAACGTCAAGACCAGCGGCATTAAAATTCGCGGCACAGGTGCAGCTACAAAAGGCACTATGGCACGGGGCCCAATGGCATAAAACATGACGTACGACGAACTGGTCACCGCTGTTAACGATTATTGCGAGAACACTTTCGCAACGGTCAATATGGACACGTTCATTCGTCAGGCTGAGCAGCGCATCTACAACACTGCGCAACCCTCAAACCTGCGGAAAAACATGACTGGTGTGCTGGCCAGCGGCAACAAGTACCTGTCTACGCCATCGGATTTCTTGTCGGCGTATTCGCTGGCGGTAATCGACGCCACCGGAAACTACAAGTATCTGCTGAACAAGGATGTCAACTTCATCCGTGAGGCGTACCCTCAGCCATCATCTATTGGACTGCCGAAGCACTATGCAATCTTTGGCCCGACGACAAACGGCAGCTCGATCACCAACGAGTTGACCTTAATTCTCGGCCCGACGCCGGATGCAAACTACGAGGTTGAGCTGCACTTCTACTACTACCCTGAGTCGATTGTTGATTCTGCCAATGGCCAGACATGGCTTGGCGACAACTTTGATTCGGTCTTGCTGTATGGAACCATGTGCGAGGCATTGACCTACATGAAGGGCGAGGCCGACATGCTCAAGTTGTATCAAGATCGGTACGTCCAGGCTATTGCCCTGTACAAAAATCTGGCAGACGGCAAGCAGCGCACAGATGCTTATCGTGACGGTCAGGTACGGGTGGAAGTGTCATGAGCAGCATCGTCCAAACGCAGACCACCAGCTTCAAAACGGAGCTGTATCAGGCTGTGCACAACTTCACAACGGACACGTTCAAGATCGCCTTGTACACAGCCGACGCAGACCTCAACGCGGCAACAACTGTGTACAGCTCGGCCAACGAAGTTACCGGAACGGGCTACACGGCTGGCGGAGTTACTTTGACGGGCGTTACCGTCGATTCTTCCGGCTACACGGCCTACGTCAACTTTGCGGATGCTGTGTTTAATGCGTCTGTTACGGCGCGTTGTGCCTTGATCTACAACAGCTCTAAAGCAAACCGATCTGTGGTTGTGCTGGACTTTGGCTCAGATAAAACATCGACCAACTTCACAATCACAATGCCCGCAAACGGCGCAACAACAGCGCTCATCAGGAGTTCAAATTGATTATTACGACGACCAAAGGCGACATGGACGATTCTTTGCTTGAAAAGAAAGAAGGCTCCGTCGATAATGCAAACGAGTACACGACTTGGATGGAGTACTGGTTAGAGGGTGAGCTTGTTCACCGGTCTGCACATGTGCAGTTGAAAAAGAATGTTGTAGCGGATGGTATCGCCGCTATGCTCGGTTAACACGGAGGCTTAAATGGCTAACTCTCAGGCAATGACTACATCGTTCAAGGGCGAGATTCTTCAGGCGCTGCACAACTTCGGCACGACTGTGGTTCGCGCTGGCACAGGCGCAGACACCTTCAAGGGCGCGTTGTATTACGCAACAGGCTCGTTGGGCGCTGGCACAACCGCATACTCCACAACCGACGAGGTGGTGGGCACAAACTACACCGCTGGCGGCGTTACAGTTACCAACGCAACAGCTCCGACAACAAGCGGAACTACTGCTTACTGGACTCCATCTGGTAGCTTGGTGTACAGCAACGTGACGATCACAACCGCGTTTGATTCGGTTTTGATTTACAACAGCACCCAGGCTAACCGCGCCGTAAGCGTGCACACCTTTGGCTCACAGTCCGTGACCGCTGGCACATTCACTTTGACGATGCCAACCAACGCTGCTGGTACTGCACTGTTGAACCTTGCCTAAGGCGGCAGCATGGCGCTCGTACTTGCGGATCGCGTCCAAGAAACCACGGTAACTTCCGGTACTGGCACGATCACGCTTGCCGGGGCAGTTACTGGGTTTCAGACTTTCGCTATTGTTGGTAACGGGAACACCACCTATTACACAATCATCAGCGGGAGCAACTGGGAGTCGGGTATTGGTACATACTCGACTTCAGGACCGACACTCGCCAGAACGACCATCCTTGCGTCATCCAACGCAGGGAGCCCCATCACGCTTTCCGGCACGTCCACTGTTTTCCTGACTGCGCCATCCTCTCGCTCGGTGTTGAGGGATGGATCAAACATTCTGACGCTAGATGCTGGCACAACCACAGTGCCGCCTTTGGATTTTCAAGCTGGTACAAACCTGACAACGCCTTTAGCTGGAGCCATGGAGTACGACGGCAAGGTGTTTTACGCAACCCCACAAGGTACGCAGCGCGGGGTTGTTCCCGGCATGCAGTACTACAGGTTGAACGCCCCTTTGGCGGGTAGCAACGCAACCGGAGCGCAATCATTTTTGGGTGTTGGTGTGACACTCAGCAGCAGCACGGTCTACGCCTTTGAGGCGTATTTCCCAATGTCCAAAACAGCGGGTACAACGGCTCACAGCATCAGTTTGTTGTTTGGCGGAACCGCGACCCTTAACAACATCGGCTACT